GAAGATGTGGCGGATCTGAACAAGACGGTGATCGAGTGGGATGGCAGTGACATCCGTGAGGTGCTTCAGACGGTGCAGGCAGCGCCGCTGAACAGCCAGGTCTACCAGATCATGAGCTACCACGTCGACTGCATGAAGCAGGACTGTGGTCAGAATCAGTTCACCCGTGGCGAGGGCGGCATGGGCGTTACGGCGGCGACGGCGATTCAGGCGCTGCAGGAGGCTGGCGGCAAGATTACCCGCTGGCACACCGAGCAGTTCAAGTCTTCGTTCCGCGCGGTGGTCGTTCAGATCATGTGGATCATGTCTGAATACATGGAGCGCGATCGCAAGCTGATGATCGTCGGCGGCTGGGACTCCACGGGCAACATGGAAAAACGGGTCGTGCAGCTGAATGCCCCGCCCACGGAAGGCGACGCAATGAAGCGTCCGGCCTACAGTGTGCGTGTGCAGGTGCAGCGCAACAACCCGCTTCAGATTCAGGCGGACAATGAGTTCCTCCAGCAGGTGGCGCAGGTCTGTGCCCAGTACGGCCAGCCGTTGCCGCCGGAGATGGTGGTACGCATGATGGAAGGCTACCGCACCAAGAGCTCCGTGCTCAAGATGGTGGAGGAGAACAGCCAGACCAAGGCATACATCACCCAGCTTGAGGAGCAACTCAAGATGACGCAGGCACAGCTTGCTGCGCAGAAGAAGGCCAATGCCGGGTACAAGCAGATGGCCCAGACGTCTGGCGGCGGAGCGGTGATGGCCGCACAGCAGGAGCAGCCGACTGTGAACTACAAGAAGCTGCTGACTTCTGGCAAAGAAGCAGAGATCGGCGAAGAGCCGGTTGCTTAATAAAGACGACGCCCAGGGGGCGAAGGGGTAAACATGAACGAGTTTGATACTTCGGTCGCCATGGATCAGTCCATGGAAATGCCTGCGGACGACGCGCAGGCTGCGGAGACCATCTCCGCTGAGGCGCTGGCTGCTGAACTGATGAACGGCAAGAGTGCGGGAGAAACGGCTGTAGATACTGGTGACGGCGACCAGCCCGCGCAGGAGACGGTCCCGGCGAAGAACAACCAGCAGGCGGACAACAAGCGCGGCGATCAGATCCGTGCTGCCCTTAGGCAGCAGCGTAAGACGATTTTCGAGACCGAGCTTGGCGAGAGCGAGGAGACCGTGCGCGAGCTGATCAGGGCGCACCGTGCTGCGAAGCTCGTCAAGGACGATCCCGACATCACGCCCAAGGCGGCGATGAAGATTGTTGAGGCGCAGGAGAAGGCGCGGCAGCCCAAGGCCGACAAGGGTCTTGAGGAAATGACCGCAGCGGTGCAGACGCTCATCGATGACGGCTGGACTGCTGAGGAGCTGCAGGCGTTTGTGGCCGACGAAGAGGCGCAGGCCGACATGGCCAGCGGCAAGTCCGTCCGTCAGGCGGCGAGGGCGTTTGAGAAGCGTCAGGCTGCGCCCGTGAAAACCAAGAAGCAGAGTGTGCCGACGTTCCGTACTCCGGCTACGAGCGGCGCAAAAACCCATAACCTGATTGCTGATATGAGCGACGCTGACTTTGCGGCGTTCTCTGATCGCGCTTATCAGGCGCTCATGGAGGGCAAGAAGGTAACCTTCGATTGATAAAGGAGGGCCTTGATTATGGCTTACAATGAGAATCTGAATACCAACAAGACTACCAGCTCCGGCCTTACGCCGGGTATGCAGACCTACTACAACCGCGAGCTCCTGCGCACCTTTGAGCCGGAGCTGGTGCATCTCCAGTTCGGCGATGAGCATCGCATGCCGGAGAACAACGGTCTGGTTATGAACATGCGCAAGATCATCCCGCTGGGCACCAACACCACTCCGCTGACTGAGGGCCAGCCGGGTGATGGCGTCAGCCTGTCCGAGACCGAGGTCACTGTCCGACTGGAGCAGTACGGCGAGTATGCCCGCTGCACCGATAAGCTGGACATGAGCCATCTGGACATGAACATCCTGCGCAAGACCAAGCTCTTCGGCGACGCCGGTGCGCGCAGCATCGACGCTGTTGTCCGTGATGAGCTGGCCACCTGTGCCAACGTCATCTATGCTGGCGGCAAGACCAGCCGCGCCACGCTGACCGCTGCTGACAAGCTGTCCAGCGTTGAGCTGCGCAAGGCTGTGCGTACCCTGAAGAAGGCGAAGGCCCAGACCTTCGGCGGCTACTACATCGCCATCGTTGGCCCGGATACCTACTACGACCTGCAGGATGACGAGGCCTTCGTTGCCGTGTCCCGCTATCAGGACAAGGAGGCGGTCTACACCGGCGAGATCGGCCGCATCTTCGGCTGCCGCATCGTTGAGACTACCGAGGCGAAGATCTTTGAGGGCGCGGGCGCGGACGGCGTTGACGTCGCTTCCGTCATCGTGCTGGGTCAGTTCGCCTACGGCTACACCAGCTTCAAGGGTGCACATCCGCGTATCGTGGTCAAGCCTGTCGGCAGCGCCGGCACCGCTGACCCGCTGGAGCAGATCTCCACTATCGGCTGGAAGATGGATGGCTTCGGCGTGAAGATGCTTCAGCCGGAGTACGCGGTCCGCATTGAGTGCGGCTTCACCGCGTAAGCAGACACATACATGATCCGGGGCGGCTAACCGCCCCGGATTTATTTGGATTAAGGAGGAATAACTCACATGGCTATTAAGACCAATACGACTCAGACCATCAACCGCACCAGCTCTGTTCTGGGCACGGCTTGCGAGTACACTCAGAAGAACCTGAAGGCCCTGTGCAAGAAGGCTGGCTGCGCCGACGACGAGAAGATCATGACCGTCGCCATCCCGAATATCCCGGGCGAAAAGGATGATGTGCTCTTTGCTGGCCTGAACGGTGTGAACTTCTACTTCATGCGCGGCGAGAGCGTGAAGATGCCGGAGTGTGTTTTCACGCAGCTGAAGAACTGCGGACAGCTGTAAGGAGGAATCTTCATGAAGCTGGCACAGATCGTCAAGCTGGCTCTGCTCCAGCTTGATGAAGATCTCGAAGATGCCGTCGAGTATGACGAGCTCTTCAAAATGTACGCCAATCAGGGCTACTCGATCGCGTTCAGAGATTATTACAAGCCCCGCATCTTCCTGACTGTGACGAGCGATGACGAGGGCAGGATCGATCGCTGTGCTCTGGGCGAGGGCAAGATCATCGAGATCCGCGATGAGTTCAAGCGAGCTGTGAACTTTGGGCTCTCGCCGGACGGCAGATGCATCATGGTCGGCAGGGGCGATGCGGACTACACCTGCTTCGTGGAGGATACGCCATACCCGCTGAAGGATGACGACGAACCGAGGATCCCGGAGGAGGCGCACCCGGCGCTGGTCGACTACGTCTGCTACCGTCACCTTATGAACGGTAACATGGCCAAGCAGCAGCGCGGCCAGATGTACTATCAGGAGTTCATCAGAGGTATGCGCAGGATTGTACCGCAGGGCGCGGGCAGCGTGACGCACATGAAGAACCTGTACGCGGCAACGGATATCAGGAACGGACGGTGGTAAAGCGTGGCGATTAAGGACAGCTCCTACGAAGGGAGCTTCATGATCCCAACGCCAAAGGGCGTCTATCAGGCGGCTGGCGACACCAACGTCGGAACTGATTACGCATACAAGGCGGAGAACATGCGCACGGAGCGCGGTCTGCTGGCTACCAGCTACGGCACCAGTCGCGCCTTCCCGGCTCTTGGCCACGCGATCGAAACGCTTACCCGTTTCTACAGGCGCAACCGCCCGGACGATCCCGATGTATTTGTGGCCGGCGCGAACGGCGGCATCTACACCTACACCTTCGGCACGGAGGGCTGGATCGAGCAGGCGAGCGGCTTCAGCTGCAACCGCTGGAGCTATGTGACCTATGAGACCACGGAGAATGGGGAGACCGTCGACATCCTGCTGATGACCAACGCGCAGGACGGCATGATCGCCCTTTATGGCAGCGATCTTCGTGTGGAGAAGAAGACGCTGACCATCGGCGATAACTATGCCGACGTCAAGTTCGCAGTCCTGAACAGGCACAGTGAGCGCCTGTGGGGCACGGGTGCTGAGGGATACCCGGACAGCATCTTCTATTCCAAGCCGTACAATCCGTTTGACTGGACTGCGGTTGAGGATACGCCCGAGCTCGGCGGCGGCGTGATTCAGCAGCCTTCGTGGGACGGCGATGCGTTCCTTGCGCTGGAGCCTTTCGGCGGCTACCTGCTGGCGATCAAATCCCGGACGGTATACGAGATTCGAGGCTCGGATCCGTCGAGCTTCACGATCACGGAGGCCTATGGTACGGACGGTCCGGTGCAGCTGGCTACGATCTGCACAGATCGTATGATGGTCTACTTTCTGGCGAAGGGCGGTATCGGTCAGTACAACGGCTCCTCGATCTCGCTGCTGGCGAGAGACGCGCTGTACGAGACGATGCGCATGATGATGGAGGGCAAGCAGGAGAACGCGACTGCCTGCGTCTGTGATCATGTGTACTATCTGGCGCTGTGTGTCAAGGAGAACGAAGGCGACGTGATCTCCGAGAACAACACGGTAATCGAGTTTGATACTGAACGCGGTACCTTCATGATCCGAAAAGGCATCCGCGTGAAGGATTTCTTCTCGCTGGATGGCGAGGTGTACTATACGCAGGCCGGTGCCCCTTACGAGGTTCTCAGATACAACGATCCGGGCAGCAGCAGCTACCTGGGCCAGCCGATCGAGAGTCTGTGGGAGACGACGTGGATGGATCTGGGCAAGGCCTACAAGAAGCGCGACTTCGTGCTTCGCTTTACGGCGGAGGCTGACGCGGATGACGTGCCGCTGGACCTGACCATTGCCACTAACAAGAAGGAAAAGATGAAGACGATCCTGCTCCAGAGGGCGCGCAAGGATTATCGCGTGAAGATCCAGAACGTCGGCAAGCGAGTGAAGCTGCGCATCCACAGCGGGCAGAAGGCTGCGGGCTGGCGGATCTATGGCGGCGTGCAGGTCGAGTTCAGTCTGGATGAGGAGTAAGCATGTCGTTTAAGCAGCCAAGAGTCCCCGACTTCCGAAGAGGGGAAACCGTTGATTCGATTGTGAGAAGGCTGATCCTCTTCCTCAGGGGTTTCTGTATGGCGGTGTGGAAGGCCAACAACGAGAGGAAGAAAGAGATTGAGGAACTGAAAAGACGCCTTGATGAGCTTGAAGGAGGTGAGTGATCATGGCGGATGAAGAGGTAAAGTACAAAGGTACAGCGTGGTCGGAGTCCAATTCTCAGAGCACGAGTACGACCAATCAGCAGTCGGAGACCAAGAAGGTCCTCGACACTGAGCTTCTGAATACCATCCTGTCTGGTCTGGTTGGCCAGATGACGGATGAGCAGATCAATGCTTTTGCGGAGAACTTGCTCCTGCCTCAGCTCAATGCGGGCCTCGAGGCGGCGGATCAGGCGTATGAGACGACGAAGCTGGCCAAGGAGCAGGAGAAGGCCGATCTGGCCGTATCTCTGGCCCGGGCGATTCAGGAACAGCAGAGTGCGTACAAGCAGAGCATGGCTG